TTATATACGCAGTAATTGAAAAACACGTAGTATCAATGTTTGTCGATAAAATGAGTGCTTCATGGGTGCTTTGGAGAAGTCTTTTGACGTTCTAAAACCACTTTTTGCACATAAAAAAAGGCCACAGCTTACCTAAATGCCGGGTCTTTTGAGTGTAGAAAACGTTCTTCTATTGTTTTTCAAATTTGTTAAATTAATTTACAAAAAGGCATTGACGTACAGTACTGTACATGGTACAATAAAGGGGAAGTTAGGAGGTGAAGAAATGGAACAAGAGAGAACGATGTTTTATCACATAGCATCAATCCTCGCTTTATTGGTTAGTTTAAGCTCTATCAACAGAGACCGACTGAACAATAAAAAAACCCGCTTAGAAATTGACGACCTGGAACGGAAAGCCAAAGCTAAACGGAAGAAATAAGTAAGGGGCGGGACATTCCCGCTCTAACTTATCTCAGTTAAATTATAAAACATTGAAAGGAGTTTGTAAACATGAGTGACAGCTTAATGATATTAATTGCTTTAAATTTAATAACTTGGTCTATTGTCTTTTTCCAAAAGTGCAAACTCAAAAAAAATAGGAAAGAGATTGAGCGACTGAAAGGTGAAATTTATGGAAACTAATCAAAAAAGAAAATTACAGATCAGTCCAGGCACCCGAGGTGGCATCACTGCTAGAGTATCGCTCCCTGCCGAGTGGCTCAGAGATATGAAAATCGACGTCAAAGAAAAAGGTCAAGACCTCGAATTGACCTACGACAAAAAAGAAAAAACAATAAAAATAAAAAAAGTTTAACTTTTTTGCAAAAAGGTATTGACGTACAGTACTGTACGTGCTATACTCTATTTAACAGCAAGAGTGGTAAATAAAAAAGACTTAAAACCCGCCTGGCAGCAAAGTTAAAAGTCTTGATTATTATACTACATCTTAGCTCAGTCGGCAACCCCGGCAAGGAGAGATGTAAGATGAAAAAATACGAAACAGTAACAATCGATAGATTTAATGGCAGAGAAGTCAGATTCCCAACAAGACGCAAAAACATCTACACTGCATTAGCGGCAGTACAAAAGAGTGAAAGATCTAATAGCATAAACATTGATGTATTGTTGATTGATGGCATCCGCCACGAAGTACGTTTTGAAAAAAGGTATGGTTACACTGTGGCACATATCATGCTAAAGGGTAACGATGTTGAAAAAGTGACTATATAACCATGCAAGTGAAAAACAAACAGACACCTAAGGTGGCCATTTATATACGAGTGTCATCAAGAGAGCAGGCTGAAGAGGGCTACTCTCTTGGCGCTCAAGAAAGGGTATTGACAGACTATTGCAAAGCTCGTCGGATGGAACTTGTTGCTATCTACAGAGACGAGGGTATATCTGCTAAAGACATTGACAACAGACCTGGTATGATACAAATGTTATCAGATGCAAAAAATGGGAACTTTGATATCATCTTAGTCTGGAAATTAACACGGTTTATGCGTAGATTGTCAAAACTCGCATCCGTCTGTGAAGACTTAGAAGATTATGGTGTTTCGCTGATCAGTTATTCGGAGTCATTTGACTGTTCTACCGCATCAGGAAAGCTTGTCAGGAATATGCTTGGTGTTGTGGCAGAATTTGAGAGAGAAGTCATCTCTGAAAATGTCAAACTAGGACAATACGAACGAGTGCGTCAAGGGAAGCCTCTTTGCTCTTATATACTCGGGTATGACAAAGTGAGTAAAGATCTATTTGTACCAAACGAAAGAGAAGCTGAATATGTACGTTTTATTTTTATTAAATATTTGCAACTTAAAAACTTAAGTGAAGTTGCCGCACTAGCAGAAAGCAGAGGCTACGTAGGAAAGCGAGGCAAGACACCTACTGCCCAAAATATATTAATCATCCTAACTCGTGCATTTTATTGCGGATACGTCAGACACGGCGATGAATTGTTTAAAGGCATCCATGAAGCGTTAATCAGCGTTGAAACGTTTAACAAGGTTCAAGGTTTACTTAAAAAACAAGGTAAGATCGTTGGGCGAAAGCGAATAAAAGAACTAAAAAAGTTATAAAAAAAGAAGCCTCAATCCGCAAAGGAAAGAGGCTTTTACTATGTCTTAATTTATAATAGAATATACACTACACTAAGCCCGACTTATTCTTAAACTAATGTGACGTCGCTACGCCTAATCCATGAATTAATACCAGCTAACAATAACTCAGTGTTATTGCTACGCATTTGGCGTACAGTGTAGACCTGACCACGCACCCATGCGGGAATAGTTTGCCCTGTTGCCCACACGACGGCGTTATTGTTTACACGCACCCGAGACTCGACGACAATTGCACCGCTAGAAGTTCCGGCGTTGCCCGGTCTGTTTATACGTTGTCCGATTTGCAGATTGGCAGGATTGATACCCGGATTCACCCGCTCGATGGCGCTAATAGGCACATTCCATGTTCGTGACAACGACCATAAGGTATCACCTTGTCTAATAGTGTGTGTTCCGCTAGTTGTTGCCGGAGGCGAAGCGGGACTTAATAATCTACTAACCGCTGTTCGCACATTAGCTACATTAATCGACGTACAGGCTGTTGCTTGCCCTGGTAAGCCGTTATGCACAACGATGTGGTTTAGGTTTCTGATATTTAATCGTCGATAAGCTTCAAAGACTCTCTTTTCCAGACTTCGCAGTTGAACTGCTGTGATGTTGTTGACACCAGCTCCATGTTGCCCTACCACCGCAATGTGCCACGTGTGGGTATTTTGATTTCTCGCACCCCAAACAATTCGTCTATCGTCGTAATTGCGTTCCACGTCGCCACTGAACAACACAACTTCGTGATACCCACCACGAACGTTGTTAGGTGCACCCATGTTAGGGTTATTACGCCAACCATTCTCAAAATTTGCTGTACGCAAGTTGGCCAACCCAGTGAGATTAGCACTATGATGGATGACAATGTGAGTAATCTGTGCTACTGTACGATCATTGTTTTGACCCCCAAGCGCTTGGCTACGTCTATCTATAATTCTCATCTCAATCCCTCCTAATCCATTTCAAATGGTTCCGGACCATTTTCATCTTTAAAGATTGCTACCATATTTTTTAGCTTAGCAGGGATAGGTAGCCCCGTTTTCCCTATACTCTCCAAGATGGAGATTACCTCATTGGCAATGTAAAATAAAATGACAGCATCTCGTAAGAGATTACCGTCACCAACTAATACACCATCTAAAATATGAGCCATTGAGACTACCGCAAGGATTAGCACCTTTTTTGCAATACCCCGAAATCCCCGTTTGCTATTTAGTTCCCCTTTATATCCAGCCACAACCACACCTACGATGTAGTCAAAAACAATAAACACAATCAACGCTTGTAAAGCCACCGTCCATCCTCCTAACAAGTAGCTTGCCACAGTTGATGTTGCTACTAAAATTCCTTGTATTGTATACCTCATTATAATTCCTCCATATTTTTTTCTGATGCTGATAACAATCCCTTTACCTGCTCCACCAACCAGCTAATCGTCTCCTTAGCCATCCTCAACTGATCACGCATTGAATGCGAAATCCTAAACCTAAACGGCGCTTGCACTGCTCCACTGTTAACCATCACGTTCGTCACAGGCTCAAAGCTTTCTAGTCGACCCATGCGGATTGGGAATCGACGTGGCTCAGCGAGAGGCACAAGAAATTGGTAGTCGTTATCGATGAGGAATTGTCGCAATTGAGAAAGCACGATTCCTGCAGCGATACCTTCGGGCAATGTTACTAACATATTCCCGTTCGCTTGGTTGGTAAGTCTCACACTTCCTCCCGTTGCTGGCGTTGCATTACTCGCGGGCAATGGCAACCGATTGGACATTATACTATTCCAAATATTCCCCGTGTTGCCAAATTCTGTAGCATTAATTAAAAACGCTCTTCTCGTCGGCGTGTCGGCTGTTGACGAAGCTTGGCCCGCTATCGACAAATCCACCACAGCGACACGCTGGATAAACTCCGTCTCAGTAATTTCGTCAGCCACTAATACTTGATCGCCATTGTTGATACTTCGCAGAGTTGGTGTCTTCCATTCGCCATTGTCGTTGTATTCCACATTGGTTGATGTTGATTGGTGAGGTGTTGAAGGGTCTATTGGGTGGTCGTAGCTTAGCCCCACGGAGTCATCTGGATAATTGAACGGGTTACTAGCAGACCCGACTACGACTCGGACAAATCTTGTTCGCTCACTAAGCTGTATAACCACACCACCAGTTCCATGACGATTAATAAAATTTTTATTTACATCATATTCGAAGACGTTAATAGCCCCTGAACTTTGCCTTGTACGAGCTAATCGACGAGATGGAATTACGGGGATGAAATCTGATCTAAAGGCAGTAGAACTAGCAGTTGGCACACCTGTCGAATCGCTCAGGCCGCCTAGTTCAAACATTCCATCAAATAAATTTTCATTAACAGCAATAATGTCTAATCCCCCAGATAAGGTTATAGGCGTTCCAAAATTCAAATTTAACCGACGTTGCATTTCCTCCCTGCTGCGCTCCCCTTTAGCGATAGCTAGGTTGAATACTACAGTTGCATCCCGGGGCATTTCCATAGCATTCACCCCAATCCCGACGGTAAAATGTACGACATTCGCAAAGTTAGCTTGAGTTGTAAAAGTTACCGGCTCATCTGGCTGGAAAGTAATGGTCGTCCCCGATCCTAATGCTTGTATCGATCCTCGGTTGAGTTGGAAGTGAGTAATTCTTTCGTTCAATTCTGCGTTCCCGACCATGATCGTATATGTTTCACTAGGTTCCAACATATGATTCGTCAAATTCACAACTCTAGTGGTCGAAGTTGTGCCATTTCGTGAAAACCTAATTCGACTCCCGCCGAGAAAGGTGACGTCAGAATTTAAAGAAGTGAAGTCCCCACGTACATTGCTGAATAGATTGGTTTCAATGATTTCTTCACCACCAACACTAACCAATCTACGAGGTTCTATTTCCAAAGCCTCTCGCATCTCTGCTTCTGTTCGTTCGCCTTCAAGGATTGCTATTTGGAACTGCATATCAATAGGTGTAGGGACTTCGCCGATTCGATGACCTACCCACATTCTAAAAAAACTGCCAGCCGGGAATGGATTACGTGTAGTCGTTGTTCCCATCATAAATCCGCTTGATGCATTACCGAGCCCCCAGTTGTTGACGATATTCTGTGCATGTCCGTCTGCCACACGAATAGTATTACCACCAATGTTTCTAATGATGTTAACTGCTATTGTATACGTCCGACCAGGCACGAAAATTTCTGGACCCAACCCCATGTGGATATCAATTCCAGTGTTGGAGTTAATCGTTACTGTGCTACCTTGTAATGTGACACCCGTTGACAAAACGGTGAAATCCTCTCGTCTATCGCTCCACAAATTCACCAACGTCCTGCCCTCGATCATTCGATCAATCAATACGCCATCACGTGTGTTTTCGATTGTTGCTGAGCCTAGGATTTCGTGTGAAGTTGGTTCGCCGTCAACGATGTTACGGAACTCGTCTAGCTCGTCTAGTTCATCACGTAGACCTGTTACGTCGCTGATTGCGTGTACGTGATCCCCTCTTGCTACTGTCGTTGCGGTATTCCCTACTGGCATTCTAGCAAATGGCACAGTGCCTGTTGTGATTTCGCTTCCGTTGTGGGCGTGTCCGACCATCGACACTTCTTGCCAAGGGAGCCAATTAACATTTCGTGTCCTTGTCCAAACACGCACATTAGAATGTTCTCGATACGTCTGATGTACTCCGCCGTTACCACCGTGAAACACAACTTCAAGGCTAAATGCGTTAGACGATCGACCCGCTGGACGGTTTACAATGTCAACAGTTTGATTTGATTGCCGTTGGCGATAAATTCCTGGCTCGATATAGTCGTTCAAATCTGATCCGTTCGGAATTTGATCTTGATGATCTTCGACAAATGTTGGCCGATCAATAATGCCGTTCCATGATGTTGTACCAGCTGGTCCTGTAGGCCCTTGTGGACCAATTGCACCGTCTGCTCCTCTTTCGCCACGTTCGCCTTGCTCTCCTTGTGGGCCTTGATAACCTTGCACGCCCTGCGGACCTTGAATGTTACCGATCTTCGTCCATGTTTCGTTTAACCAGGCGAATAGTTCGCCATCTACGAGGTACATGTCTCCAGCGTTGCCTGTTGGGTGTGCTGTTTGCAGGTCAGATAAGTTGTCGAATGATCCTAGAATCTTCCCGACTGTTCCTTGTTCTCCTTGAACCCCTTGCTCACCCCGGATTCCCTGAATACCTTGGATACCTTGCGCTCCAGTTTCACCAATAGGGCCTTGTACACCCTGAATACCTTGCGGACCTGTTTCGCCTTGACTTCCTTGTTCACCCTGCGGACCACGGAAGTCATTTCCTGTGTTTAGCAGGTTCTGGAAGTCGTTTAGTGCATTCTGGCCACGCTCTTTTAAGTCTGTTGCAATTCCGTCTACTCGTGAGTTTGCATCAGCCTCTAAGCCGTTCAATGTATCACTAAATTCAGTTTTAATTGCTTCCGCACGTTCTCGGAGTTCACGAGCGAGGTCTTCAAATCGCTTGACGTAAAAACGGTCCATTTCTCCCAATTCCGAGTCTAGCCACGACTTTCTAAACTCTGTAACAATAACTCCTGCGTCGAAACTCTGGCCGTTTTCATACTTGACATATGTATGAATCAGGACGCGCCCGTCGTAGTCATATTTCCAGTTGGGCAGATCGAGCCTGCATAAGCCTTGCTCTGCTGACTCGATGCTAACAGACCCGTCCTCTGAATCAATTATCTTCGACCTGTTGTCGGCAATAAATTCAAATCCGATTAGCACCTTTGCCCCTGTTAAGTCAAGAGGTCTGTTGCCTAATCTAAATTTGATGTTTTTCCGCCCAGTCATGATGTCTTGTGTAAAAAATTCGGTACTCGTAACTATGTTGTTGCGAGTGTTAGCATCGACATTAATTGTTAATTCTGATAGCTTCGACTGATCTCGTCTATTCATCTTTTACCGCCTCCCTTTTCATGTATCTTTTTAATGCCTCATCTTGTTTAAGCTTGGAATAAGCCTCTGCTTCTTCTGTTGTAGCAAATTCGATAGTTTCTTCTTCAATGTTTAGCGATTGTGCTAGTGGTTGTGTTAATGGTGTCTGACCTGTGGGATTCATTATAGAAAGTACGACTCTAAAAGCATTTTGCGCCGTACGTCTTTCGACGGCGATAGACATAAATCCTTGCTCAACCCACATAACGTTCACTACTGGTGGTATCGTGTTGGCTGCATAAACTGTGATGGACATATTAGGGATTGGACCTTGGAAAATCCCGTGCGCGGGCAGAAGTAAAGCATTCGCAAACCCCGGTGGTAGCGTGAACGTATGTACCTCAGGACCAGGTGAAGTTGATAAAGCAAAAGTTCGTACTATTTGTGTGATCGTCTGCGCTTCTGCGTCTAATCTACGCTTCAAAGTAGTGTGAGTTGCTCCAGTTGCTCCAACACGAGCATCAATCACCTCGTTGATGCTCGTATTCCCTGCAATGGTGTTGTCAAACCTATTTTCTAGGCTGTGCTGGCGGGTTAAGGAGTTGTTTGCGATGTCGATTGCGTTCTGTGCAAAATCAACGGCCATTCTAACACCGTCATGCAGTGCTTGACGAACGTCTCGCCCGAAAACAGCTGTTAAAATTCGATTTAAAATTTGTGTTATATTCATTATTTCACTTCCTTACCTTACGATGTTTTGTAATTCCCGGATGTCTCGACTGACGTTTCGCATCCGGCTGACGTTTTGTGACAATGTTCGAATGATGTCACCAACGAAGATTTTATTTTTCCGTGGATCAATCAGATCAATGGAGTGCTTAACAACTCGTAATTGCTCATCAATTCCCATTACACGATTAATAACGCGATAATGTCGACCTAGTCTGATGTCATGCGATTCAATTCCTAAAGTAGCTAAATCTACCGCATCAATTTGATATTGCACACGGCTATTTCGGTGCGCCCTTATGTAGTCATCGCCTGCACGACGCAGACGACTGACACTGGTAGCCTCATCAAAAATATGCTCTTTTTCAATAACGCCAAATTCTGCAATAGCTGCCGGATCGTCAATAAAATCATCGCTGATGCTATTGGATAACCGTAATCGCCATGCTATACCATCGCTGTTATTCGTGACATGACCCAATGGGATCAAGCGGGTGAAAAAATCGCTAGTATCTACAGTTTGTTTGATAGATTTTAAGTTTTTAGCTAATTCAATGGTTTGATTTGCAACAATCACTGGGTCTTCCCGGTAGTCTAGAATCCAAGAACTACTACCGCGATTAACTCTGATTTCTCCACCGAATTGGTCGACAAAATCAAAAATCACATCCAAGGTCGAAACACCACGATAAACATATTCAAGTCTTTCTCCATCGTTAATGTGACTCATGCCGAACGGTCTTGTATAACTCCATGGCAAGACAGGACTACCGCTCATCGAAATGTTATGACGCGCCAGGGTATCCTCAACGTGTGCTTGTAACGTTATGTTTCTTCTAGCCTGTCGATTGTAAGAGTCATTTAGTAATCCTAATGCTCCCTCACAGGTCACCTTTTTATAAAAGCTCCCGTTTGATGCCATAACATTATCGATTGCAATAACTCGGCCGTCAAAAATCCGACCGGTTTCCACGTGGGAAACTCTGACTTCTGTCCGTAACTCTTCGATTATGTCATAACCTCGGTTGTCCGGGATGATTTCAAACACGAATGAATCAACTAAATTAATCCCTTGGGTAACTTTTGCTGTTACTAGTTTTTCACCATCAAAAAAAGGATCATGCACTGAAATGAACGATCCTCCAAATCTGGTTCTGATTTCTACCCTATACATTAAATCACCTCATTAAACCATTCGATTTTCACTGATCCCATACCTTGCGCCCAGATTACGTTATCCCCTGGGAATAGTAGGATGTTGTGATTGGCATTATCTCCAAGAGCTAGGGCAATGTCTTCGGTAATACCGCCAGAAAGTGGACTGCGGTCATTTCTCGTACGTACTAGTCGCACTGAGCCGGACAACAGCCTTAACGTCGGCCTAATCGTTGCGATCGACGGATTATTTAACCTGATCTCCTGCCACTGTGTCCAGTTAGGAGAGTTGATGACGAATTCCGTTTCCTGAAACGAGTCAGTAAGGAAGTTGAAGTCATCCCAAATGTCGTTCCCTCCACCGTGATTATCAAAAATCCTAAACGGATAGGCGGTGTAGGTAACAGTTATTTCCTTGGAAAAGCGTTTCTCGATGTCTAAAGGGCCATTCCTGACTTCTGCTCGGAAATACAACCCAGGCATATGGTCATCACGCAAAATCACCTGACTTGACGGCCGGCATAAGTGGTTAACGAATGCCGTCATAGCTCGGTCTAATTCGATTTTATCGGTATCGAAATAACGATAGGTGTAGGTTAGTTGGCGCTCTGTGTATTCCTGTCCACCGTAAATGGTTGAGTAATCAAAAACACGGTTAGAGTGTGGGATGCGCTCCAAAACTTTGATTTTATCCGGTAATCCAATCTGCCGATCAATGACTCTAAAGCCGTAATCACGGTGCGAGTGTTGTCCATCAAATTCCGTTCCGAACATCATAACGCCAGCCTCCTTTCTGATACGATTTGTTTTTTGGCTAGTTGCACATCAGCAAAGGTTGCGACTTGCTCTCCGTCTAACAAAATAGGTTGACCTAGAGCCTGCTCTAGTTTTTCTATCATGTTTGCAAGCATTCTCGCTTCACCCTCTCTGACTTGTGCGGTTCTATCCGCTTGGCTAGATGAAACTCCCGATGCTGTAATACCCATGTCGATCATCGCTTCTGGCTTGAACTTCGGCAGTTTGATATCGAAAGGTATTCGTTGTAATTCTTTGCTAACCAAATTTGAATCATCTCTGATCCCTTTTACTATCCCGCCTATAATTGGCCTACCAATATCATCACGCATTACCCTTGACGGTGAGTTGATTCTAAGCGAGTCGCGCATTGTAGCTGCCACTTGATTTGCTATGCTTCTGGCTGTATTCATTACTTGATCGCGACCGTTCAATAAGCCTTGATTCAAACCCCGCATAGCATCACGCCCAGCATTTGTAAGCTCTCTGGTTAGTCTATTGGCATTTCTAATAATGTCTTGGTTATTTCGCTCAACAGTTCTAAGGACCCTTTCGTTGCCCTCTCTGACTGTCGTGGTAACTCTCGTCAACATATCACGCCAATTGTTTCGGTACTCATTCGAGAATCTTCTAAAACCTGCTCTCTGATCTTCAAAGTGATTGTTAAACGTTCTAGTCAGTTGTTGCAACTCTCTAGTAGCTTGTCGTTGCATATCAGTGATAGAGCGTGAAATACCATCACTCATGTTATCAAACGCACCTGATGCCGCTCGTGTCATTGATTCGGACGAGTCTAATACTGTGCTAGCTAAGCCGTCGATAGCTCCCTGAATGGCATCTTCGCCATTTTCAAGCCCTACAGCTATTCCCTCGCTCATATACTCACCCATTGGGATTGTATATCTTGACGGTGAGTTGATTCCTAGGGAATTAGCCATATACTCAATCGAGTGGGTCGCCACGTTATCTACAGCTTCATAAACGTCGTCTGCGCCATTCTCAATCCCCTCGGCCACTCCATCAGTTACATATGTTCCCATACCAGGGAAATCCGCATCTTCTAAACCTTGGCGCATAGATACGGCCACATCAGGACCGAACCTCTCAGCCAATGCCAGCACTTCTTCAAACTCTGACCCAAATACTTCGGTCATAGCACCATCTACTGCGTCACCTGTAGCGTTAAAGCCGTCATATAGCCTACCTAGTTCGTCATCTGTTGCGTTAACTAACATTTCTAGATAACTATGGCATTCTTCTGCTCGACGTTCGATATAGGCAACAAAGCCATCGCCGAAGCCAAGCTCTGCTGTCCTTGCATACATCGTGGTCATATTTTCGCCCCAGCGCTCAGTAGCAGCTGCGTTATGTTCGAAAATGGAAATGTGTTCCTCAATACACCTTTCAACCTCGGTATTGATCCTTTCCATTGAATTGACGGTTTGTGACTCTAAGCGACCTTGCATTTCAATCATACTTTCTACGGCGTCCTGTTGAGCGCCTGAAAGTTCTTCCCAAGCGACTTCCATGGCCCACGTTCCATCTTCGACCATTGCCGTCAGCCTTGCCTGCGCTTCTTCCATAATTATAGTATTAGCTTCGTATAACGCCCCTAGCTCGTCATAGCTTTCACCTAGTTCCGCATAAGATGCCCGCAAGTCTCTAACTTGTCTAGAATTCTCGCCGTGTAGTTCGATGGCACGTTCTTCCAAGATGTTAATCTCTTCTCTTTGCATGGCAATCTCATTCTGTTCACGCATGATCTCCGTTTGTCGTTCCTGTGCTGCCAATCCACGTTGTTGTTCAGCATGTAAATTAATACGCCTCTCCAATTCCTCGTTGGACATGTTTAAGGCACCGGTTTCGGTGTCATAAGCCAACGCCAACCCAGGAATCGCCTCATTCAATGCTGCTATATCTCGACGTAATTGGCCACGCTGAGTGGCGCTTCTATTTTCGGTGTCCGCAAGATTTTGGACGCTGCCAGCCAACCTGGTATTGGCTTGTTGTTGCACTCCAATAGCTCTGATGTTTTCCTCGTGAGCTTGTGCGCTTGCCTCCATGGCTTGTGCATGATCTTCGATCCGGTCGTTCAATGCCTCGGTATCTCTGCGTAATTCTCTAGCTTCTTCGCCCCCTCGCCTGAACCATGCTACTAATGCGATAGTACCTGCAACTAGCACGCCAATGCCTGCCGCTACGGCGACGAATGGATTCATCATCATAACAGCGTTTAGCACCGCTTTTGCCTTAGCTGCTAGTAACGTCTTAGCTGTTAATAAAGTCATTGTACCGGTCATAAGACCAAACACGACAGTAGCTGCCGTTCCTAGCAAGCTTCCTGCTGCTGTAACGATGTTCCAAGCGAGTTTTGCTTTTTTGGCAAGTGCCATTGTTTTTGGAAATTTGTTCAACAACAACTGATAAGCTAATTGACTCTTAGTCACTGCTGCGAGCTGGGCTTGTGAAGCAACCATCATCATATTATTAGCTCCTTGTGCAGCTGTTGCTAGTGCGGCCGCAGTTCTAGCGGCTAATAACGCACCCCTAAACGTCGTAATCATTCCGCTAACCGTCTTGATAACTTTGAACGCTACAAATGCCGCAATGACTCCGTACATAATCGGTGCAAACGGACTTAGCGTCTCAATCAATCCACCAAACCATTCTATAAGCACTGGAATAAATTCTGCTGTTGAAACCAGGACGTTAGTTAACCAAATAAAGCCATCTGTAACTCTATCGATCACAACTTCCCCAAGCGCCCCTTTGACCATCAACCAAGCATGTTGCAAGTTCCCTAGTACATTAGTTAAATCCCTAGAGGATTCCGCTGCCATTCCTGTGATTCTTGCATTGTCAAATTGGGCTTGTGCGAACTCCATACGAGCTACTTTTCGTTGAGCTTCGTCAAGGCGTTCCCATTCAAGACCTAAGTTTTCTAACGCCCACTGTTGAATCTCTGCTTGTGACGTGTTAATTCCAAGCGCCAAACCGGCCATGGTATTACCTTTCATAAAGCTTTGTAACGCCCCCGACGCATCATCAAACGATTTACCAAAGTTAGCCGCTGCATCTGCCGAAATGTTGATCATCTGTTCAGTGATCGCCATGGAGTCTTCCATGGATTTTCCTGCCATCTGCCAGGATTGTACGAATCTTGTAAAAATTGGCTCTGTACGCCCTGGTAACATTCCGATGGAATCAGAAATCCTGTCGATATTAGCACGTGCCACGCTTGCCGAACTTCCGAACGTGGTATTAAACTGTCTGTCGACCATTCGCAACTGGTTAGCTGCTTGGGCTAATACGTTAGTAAAATTCATAATCTGCCTAACTGCGAATGCTCCGGCTGCCGCCTTTGCTAGGTTTATCAATCGTCTGCCCATTCCATCGACACTTTTTTGCGCCTGTTTGTCTTGAGCAATGATGTCTATTACTACTCTACCATCTGCATTACTCATATTCTTCCACCTCTTTTCCAGGTAGTGCATAATGTTTTTTAAGTTCTTTCAAATTCTTACGTTCCTTTTCTGTTCCTTTACCTGTAGGCAATTCTCTGGTTCTAATACCTAATACCTCTCTAAACTTCGTGCCGTCTGGCAATCCGTTCAACAAGGCTTTGAATTTGACCCAGTGCAATGTTTTTCGTTCTTCGATTAAATCGATTCTATAAGCTTGCATGAATGACGCATAAATGTATTCAGCATCATGCTTGAAGCAATAGTTTTGTTCTGGTGTCGATTTCGATGATGGTAACACATTACCCAAACGATCAACACGCTCCTCTTTATCGCCATCTCGAAAGAATTTATCACTAATTGCTTGTACAAACTCATAAGCCTTGATTAATTCCCAATCGTCTACCTTTGAAGCATCCTCATCGTTCGTTAGTAACAAGCCTGCAGCAATAGGGATTTTTTGCCAGTCCTCTAGCCCCGAATCTTCCATCAATTCAAAAAAACGGAGAACAGTGCCAAAGGATAAATCCAATGAAAACTGCTCTCCGCCGACTGTAATCGTGTCATCTGTTTTATAATTTAAGCTAAACATATGATCACCTTATTTTTGTAGATATTTGAGTTTCTTCTCTGCTAATTGCCTTTTGGTCATCTCCTCGGAAACACCTAGGGTGATTTGCAAGAAATAATCCATCATTAGGATGATAGATGGCGACAGCTTATAAATCGCATCAAAAGCACCTTCGCCTAGTAAATCATCATAGGAAGTTTTCAAAATTTGCACTCCGGCTTCGTTAGCTTCTTCCTTTTTGCCATCCACTTCGAGCTTGTCAATTTTTTCACCCAAATCGGCCATGGACGCTAATGCTTCTTCATGGACCTTTGTGGCGTCGTCTGACATATCCACTTCATATGTCACACCACCGATTTCTACTGGTATGATGGTGCTTTGAATTTCAATTTTAATCGCCATCTAAATCACTCCTTTAATTAAATTGCAACCGTCTCTGTTGGGATTTGGTTGAATGTGATAGTACACTCGAATTCTTCGTCGTCTGTTGCAGCTCCTGCACCTGCTGTGATATCTGTAACTGTAGCCCATCCCTCCCAGATTGTAGAACCGTCCGAGCTGATAATTTTATGCCACACACGACGTCCTGAACCTGTTAGGCGTCTCATAGCTGCGATAAACGCTTGTGCTGGATCTGTTGGGTCGAAGAACCCACTGAATGTGTACCCAATGCTTACACCAGTTACAGTAGTCTCTACCGTACCGTCACCATCGTAGAATCCTGTGTCATCAGTCTCCTCGTCGGTTGCATCGGTAATGTCAGAAATGTACTTAGCTAAATACATGTAATCTGCTTCCTCTGGTAATGTTTCACGATCAACAAAAGGAGCGATGTAATGCTCTCTTAATGCGTTTTTATGTCTACCCATTTATTTCATTCCTTTCGTGCGGTTAGACGTATGTCGTCAATTCCGCTGATATAGTTAGTTGGTAATAGAAAAAGCCCTCCGTGTCTGCGTTGACTAGGAAAGGCTCGCTAGATACCTGTATTTCTCGGAAGTCATAACTTCCGTTGCTCGATGGAATATCCTCAACATCAGCCAATGCGTGGCCGATAGTGTCTAATATTTCCATCGCTTCGACTTGTCGCTTGGTTTTGATGCCAAACTCGTAGTTTAATCTTTTGTCCTCGATCTTGTTGTAGAACTTCCGAATCACGCTACCGCCCGGTAGTGGATAGAGGGAAATAGTATCTTCTCCCTCTAATGACCCGACTAATGCTGGCATAGATAAATTCAAACCCTCTACAAATGAGTGTAATTGAGTTGTAAAATCTAGTGTCATAGTAAACTACCTCTCTTGAATACTCTAGCCCACATAGTGCCGTATTTGGAACGTGCTTTTAAATCCCAACGCTTACCTGTTCCAGGGGTTGTGTATTGCTCCATAAAAACACTGACAGGCATACCACGACGCAAAGGTCTAGAACCATAAAACTGCGCTCTTGCATATGGCGTGCGCCATTCAAGCGCTCTACCATCGTTAACTACGTTCCCTGTCTGGCGTAACATTGACGATTGCAACGGCACAAACTTATTCATATCCGCAAGAGACTGGTTAGCAAGTGCCAATCGCCCCATAGTCATGGATTGCCTCCCAAACTTACGTTTTACACCTTTTAGATCAACGTGTGCTTTAGATTTGATCATTAGACCACCTCCAACTCAATAGACCACAATGTGTTACGATGAGGCTCTTTGCACGGTACAACTGTTTCAATGACATACTCTTTTCCATCGATAATCACCTTTGATCGCTCCTTGAAGTTCATAAAAGGAGTAGTCGCTGATGCGTAGCAGAAGATGATAGCTTTGACACTATGCTTGGCTTCTGTTTTATCACGAGAAAATCCACTCTGATAGTCAATCCGCACGTAGTCAATAGTGACTGGGTCTTTGTACTGGTCGTCGCCAGCAAAGACTTCACCTTTACCGACCCATTCGACATAGTCAAACGAATCGACTAACATCCGCTTATCAACTTTTAATGGTTTCATCATCGCCCTATCCCCCTGTTCAGCAGACCTGTAGCTTCCAGGTGGAGGATGACGTCAGGATTCAATACCTCACGTTTTTCCACGTCGCCCGATGCACTAGCCGTTTGAACTAGTGCAAGCTTGGTACGTCCAATCTGTTGTTGCTGTGGGTGGTTATTGAGTGTACTGGTCGTGAAACCATCTAACTCCAGAAAGTATTCGATCTGCGCACCCACGGCACGTTTGAACTTGTCTCGCCTAAAAGGTACATCAGTCTCCAGGTCGTTGAAGTTGTAAAAATGTCTTGTAATGCGGTCTATCTCATAACTAGCCCGTTGCAAAAACCTCGGATATTCTTTGGTCAGCGTCTCACACGGAAACGGCTCGAAGCCAAGATCTAAATATTCGTGGTAAGGTAGGTAACCATTACTCTGTTGGCTCATCGACCTCACCAACCTCGTCAACAGGTTCGATCACCACCGTCGGCTCTTCTGCTTTTTCAATAAAAATCGTTTTAAATGGATTATCACCCATTAATTTCTTCAACCTTGCCGGTGTAGGCTTAGCCTTTCCCTCTTTAGGAAAGACCTCACCAACCTCGTAAGTATGTTCATGCTTTAAATCCTTAAAGCGCTCAATAACTGTATACATAGTTAGCCCTCCTTAAAGTGCCGGCGCTGCTCCACCAAAATCAACACGGATTACAGCTTTCTTATTATCTTCTAAAATAAACTCTCCGGCTTTACCAGCGCCTTGTAGCGCTTGACCATCAAAGTCGTGTGATTCGATAGTACGAGCTGTATTAATTCCAGTGAACGCCTTAGCAACATTCTCCACGTACGCATACGCCACTGCACCATCCACAAATACCTCGTCCGGAACTTCTTGAATTAAGAATCCTTTAAACTTGATGATTGTGTTCTCATCAATGTTAGCTCCAGAATGCTTTGCTGTTGTGGCTTTTGGGTGATCAACTAGTAAGTTAAATAACTCCGTGTTAACTTTAGCCTTACGAACACCACGAGCTTTTTGGTTTGTTAAGTATGCTGCCATGTCATTAAATAAAGCTAAAACCCCATCTGCGTCCATAGCTGGTAATGGTTTAACCTCGCCCGCTGATGCTGCAATAAAGTTTGAATGGTTAAAGTTGAAGATTTCGGTTTTCTCCTGCGCTTGCAGTTCTAAACGATCTGCTACTGCGCTAGCTAGTGAATTATTAACTGTAAAGCGGTCAAGTCCTTCATGGAAAGACCAATCCCACGTATATGGTACTGGAGTATCTACATAAATAACCTCTGTACGATCACCGAAACGGTTGCTATTGCTCGTACCTGCTAAGAATGCGGTATTCGCATCACGACTGTAGTTCCCTACCACTACTGGAATATCCGAAGTTTTAACATAAAACGCATTTTCATTGTGCGTAACGCCGTCTAATGCTTCGATCCCGCCTGCGAAAAAATCGGCAAAGTATGACTCTACTTTGAAAACCGCTTGTAAAATTTGCTTAAACTCTGGTTGAAAACTACGTGCATTTAAATCGTTGTTTGCTGTTGACATTTTTTGTCACTCCTCTTATTCGTATTTAGCCAATTTGGCTGCAAATGGATCGTCAGGGTCTCCCTGCGCTCCTGGGTTTGGATTACCTGGATTTACGATTGGTTTCGTTGGTGGCGTTTGCTCCGGAACATCTTCGCCATACATGTAAGCCGTAGCTTCCACATCTTCTGCGAAAATCCCGTCTAACTTTGTTTCAAAGTCCTTGTCAGTAAACTCTAATTCGTCCAACTTCTCTTTAAGGGTTGCACGTGTTGCTACAACGTTTTTTGCCTTGTACTTTAAGGCCATCCGATCAACCGCTGCGTCCTTTTGGATTGCTTGAACTTCTGTTTTGTGCTGTGAGTCTAGACCGTCATACTTTGTTTGTAATTCAGTTAGTTGAGTTTGTAAGGTCTCATTGCCTGTACTAGCTTCGTGCAACGCCTTAATGTCTGCGTCACGTGTGGCAATGGTCGTTGTTAAATTAGCAACCTCTGCCTGTGATGCTGTCAGTTGAGCTTGCAAGTCTTGTGACGACCTGCCATATTCAGCCATAACCTGGTCCACCATTCCTGCTTCCAACCCTAAACCTGTCAAATAATCTCTTTTCATTTCTTCCACTCCTAACGTATTTTTAACGGGAACGAACCCGATAGAATGTAGGTTCTTTAACGACTGCCATCAAAGTCGACATGAAACAAAAAAGACCTACTCTCCTAGGTCTCGCATAATATCAGCACGTGGCGTATAAACTCGCTCACGACTTCGGTTTCGGCTTAAATGATCTGTACTGTTGATCAAATCGTTAAGCACGCCTTGTTGCCTTTCTAAAGTGTTGCGCCTCCTTTCAAGTGATGGTGAATCAAGTTCCTCAAGGATCATGATGTCCTTTCTCGATCTCCTGATACGCCTTTCTAACTCTCTTTGTTGTGCCGTTTGGGCGCTTCTTTCGATCGTTTCCATCCTGTCGTATTGGGGTTGATTATTTTCGTTGACTCCTGGAATAAATGGGATCATCGAGTGTCTGCAATTAATTCCGAATGGTCCATCGGGGGCAGGGTATCCGAAGTCAAATAACGACGGAAATCCACTGCGTGCTTGACCAGGCGGACGAGTGTCGATAATCTGCCCTTGGATGTCGATGCACCTTGGAGCTGAATCCATTAGGCTAGTCACGATTGCTGTATGTACGCCGTAATCTCTCATGCGTGACATCCGCAGCTCGTTATACGTCCGGTTGAGGATTGACCTTAGCACTGTATCAACGTAACGCTCTAGTGACCAGGAATTACCTCCTCGGTCAATAAACACTGTACTAACGCCACGACGTGACCATGAAAGAATGGTCGACTCAATCGCCTGTGATAGTGTTACATTACCATTAGCAAAGTTTGCGGTAATAGTGTTGATGATCCCTTGTAACATCTGTGTCGTTGATCCTGGTCCATGATGGGTCGTGATGAGCGTCTGATTAACAAAATTGTCAATGTCCAGAAATATTTGATTTCTAAAGGCGTTGACTAGATTTACGGTGTTTTGTGATCTATTGGCAACTCCCAAGATTCCGGCCAGCTCTGCATCAACTTGGCTAATGCTACTATTAGCAGCATTATTGATCATCGTCGTGATTTCGCCATGAGCCTGACCACTTACATTGGCTAACATTTCCGCCACTCGCTCGTCAAGCATATTGGCGTTTCTCAAAGCCTCCAAATGCCATTCCTGTACGCCTTGTGTACCGTCGGTTCTTAACAACCTTGCAATCTCTCTAAAGATTTCTGTATCGAGGTTACGATACAAGTCCATGGTTGCGAGGGTTTCCTCGAATAGCGCCTCTGGATTAGGTTTCATCTGGATCGTTCTCCAATTCTTCGTTTAGCTCGTTGATGACCTCTCGACCGAATAGCGACGTTTGGATTAAACCATTGGCGTACCCTGGCTCGTGCTGTACTCGCTCGATGCGTATTTGGTGCAACCATTCCCGAGCTTGTTGCTCTGTCACCCCCATAATTCGCTGAATGGCTTCGAGCTTAGGGATAAGGTTTTTATCCACCAGCTCACCGTAATGTTTCATTTTAGTGTTTTTATCAGTAAAAACACCGTCGTCGAAATCGATAGCGATGTCTTCGAATGTAGGGATCACTCCGTTGTACAGAGTTTGACCACTATCATCAACCGTACCAGATGCTAGCTCTAGCGTCGAAACAATGATCCCCTTGATAAAGTTCTCGACGTTGGTTAATTGGTCGCTACGTGTCTTGTATGTCTTTGAATCTTCACTGATGACCTCTGTCGCTGTCTTAACGACTCCGCTGTCATCCATCTCATACGTTCCGGCCGAAAGCTTCGTTTCTGTCTCCAAGATGCTGAAAAACTTATTGATTGACCTAATGTAGTCTCTTGATCTAATATCACGGGTCAAGTCTTGCACTAAAGGTGTGTCCATTTCGCCACGCAGCGGCACGAATACGTTAGTTGTATCGTCGAACACTTCAATCGGCGCGCCGTTATTGTCGAAGCCTACTTTTGTCATGTGGCTACTAACTGCGATCTTCGCCTCGGTTAGCTTCATCTCCCAACTGAATTGGTCATACGTCTCGTTGATCTGCTCAACTGTATCACGGCAATTGTCCGTTGCTCCTAGACCTAGCGGGCTGTGTGGATTGATGTTGTTAAATCCTGCTGGTTTCAGGTAAGTAAATTGTGGACGTGATACGTTCTCGACCTCGCTGGTTGGCTCTAAGTCCTCACCTAATTGTGACAGCGGAACTTGTTTACCCACAATCTTAGGATTCTCTGACTTGTATAGCTCGTTAGTGATCTTAACCGTGCCGTCCTCCCACTCGTGAATTTCTAACTTAGTGTAATAAATCCGCTTCTTGCCCTCCATACGTGTTGTTTTGAAAGGCATAACACACCCTCTGATCTCTCCACTATTAGATGTCAATGGAAAGAAAGCATCAGCCAATGCCCAGCTGTATTTCATTTTGTAATTATCATTGACATCGGCATACGGTCGAACTGCCAGACCACCAAGCGCAAACATCGGCTCTAGGTACTCACGAAACGTCTTGTTAAACTCAACATCAGCGAATAGTTGGTCTATATACCCCTGTGCTTCTCCCTCGATGCTAATTTTACAGTTCTCGTTGAATACAACACTAGCTAGTGTATTAGCTACCATCTTCGTTGTGTTGATAGTTCTCCGTGGGCGATTTTTCCAATTCCCTCGGCTGTTCAAATAGCTGACATTTTTATGTTGACCTCTGTACAGTCTTAGAGACTCTTGGATACGACTATATTCCTCTTGCTCCATCTGGATTTTAGGGTGTTCCAATAATGTTGTTAATTCTTTTACATTGCTCACTGTTTCACCTCCACGGAAAAAATTTCTAAATCTAGTTACTAAACTCATAGCTACCCTCCTCGTGGAAGTATGTATTTTCTAAAGAAAAAGTTGACTGCGTATCTTAACTCGTCTAATGCGTGGTTGTATGCGTCCACTGGGTAGCCTTGATCGTTGCGGACGTACATACCAATTTCCCTTAACAGGTAATAATGGTCGTGCAAGTCGCCAGGTTCTACTAGATGTAGTTGACCCTTGGCTAGCGCCGATTGCGTTCGCTCGATTCCAACCTCGATCTTAGTACCGTTGCTGGTGACTTTATCTCGGCTATTGTTGTCTGCCTTGTCGGTCATCACGCTGATTAGGTGTAATTCCTCACGCAAAGCCTTACAAGCGGGGTCGACGAAAAAATGAGAATGCTTTGGCGCGTCTGCCCACTTTGTATAGCACCACTCAATGAAATCTTTTAATTCCCTGGCGTAGATCGACATTGCCTTTGTGACACCGGTATCTGTACCGCTATGGTAATAATTAGCCATGCGGTATAAGTAATGTTGGTTAGTTTTGTTGCAGAATGTGACTACGTTGAAACTACAGCTAGTAGCATCACTTTGACCACCGTCGGCAACAAAAAAAGACTCAATCACTCGGCCTTTGATTTGGTTCTGATTTATTAAATGTTTGTCTTTATCGAATGAGCTGTAAATAGCTCCCTGTGGCATGACACGTTCGCCAAGCCAGTCACGTCTGTACAAGTAGTCACTTTGACTAAGTTCAGCCTCTAACTCTTTCAAACGCTTGTCGTCTAGTACAGGGTTATCTTGTGGTCTCCAGTGTCTGAATTTGTAAGTTCCATTCTTCTCGAAACGTTTCAACTTCTCAAGGTTAGGATGGTTAGGTGCTGGCGGGTTTTGCTCGCCTAGGTGAAATCTCCACTTAGCAGCTATCGTCCGCTTAAAAGCCTCCTCGATGACTTCTGGATGTAATAGGTCATACTCCAAGAACGTGACTGTACCCAGCGACATCCCTCGGATAGCTCCAGCGCCATTAGCTTTGCCAGCGCCTTTGTAGTATATTTTCTTTTCGCCGTTAGGGGTTGATATTTTTAAGTGCGCTCCGTGCTTATCATCTCTCAATACGCCAATTGGTGGCGGGAAGATATGAGCTAACCCAAAACCATCGCCATCCATAAACATACGGAAAGCTTGCTCCTGATTATAAGCCAGTACCATGTGGTTTTTATCAGGACTAGCGACGTATATGGCAGCCATTTTGAAAATATCTGCCGTGGTCTTCCCACTTCGGACTGTTCCCTCATTAAGTTCAAACCTAATGTTTTCGATAGATGCCCTTATGGTATCTATTTGCTTCGGTGAAAACTTAATCGCCACTGCCGTCACCACCGTGTACGACATCCATTAACGCATCGAGTAGCGGATTTCCTTTACCGCCATTCTTTAGCTTCTCAGCTTCAAACTCAATGATCGTTGCCTCTGCCTCGGCACGCTTTAGTTTAGCAAGAGCGAGTTGTTCGTTGATGTCATCAACTTTCTTGCCGGAAAAGCCGTCATATCGCTTTTGCAACAATTCGGCGCACTTCGTCCTATCTTGCAAAGCAGCATCTAAACCAAACTGGTCAAGCTCCTCACCTCGCATCACCCTTGTAAGGTATTCCAACACTTCGTCTTGACTGGCGATCCTGTCGTTTGCCTTGGAGTTCATCTTCTCTTTAATGTGCGAGTCCAGTTTTGCGAGGTTCTCGCTCCCTTGTTGTTTCGCATTATCCTTTTTATACCCTGCCTGAATAGCAGCTTGGGTAGCATTCCCTAATTCAATGTAATAATCAATGAACTTTTGTTGCTTTAATGTTAGTTTATTAGCCATCGGCTACCCTCCCTCCTTTAATTCATCGACAAGATGCTTTAGTACCTCAATTGGGCTATAGCATTCGATCTTTTCAGTGACTTTACCTTTTGCTTTTCTTGAGATGGTGAATTTAGTGTGATACCTGTTTGTTTCACTCGAAAAGAATTTGAATGTATTAACTTGATACACCTTGCCTTTTTGGCTTAAAGCGAATAGCAGTTTGTTTATTTTTTTTTGTATGTTCAAATTAATCACCTGCTTTAAACAACTTAGGGTTATCCTTTATCAGCATCAATAACCCGTTAGTAATTCTTTCAACTGATTCCTCGTTATTGTTTATATCGTGTTCTCCCATAAAATGAAGCATTCCGTGAATTGCTTCATGACAAAGAATTTCTTTCAACGTCTGAGGCTCTAAGTCTTTAGCTATTTTAATTTTAACTTCCTTATAGTCAATGAGGCCTAGCCTATCTGAATCGTCGTATAACGTTCCGCTAGCTATAACGAGGTAGTCTTTATCCCCGATCTTGATTTTGTTTATCATATAGCTTCACCTCATATTCTTAAACGTAAAAAAGACCACTTTCGCAGCCTTTCTTCTTCTTCTTCGGGTTTAAAGTTTGCCCGACTGCAAAGTGATATTCACTAGTACACCACTTCGCTTATTTTGGTCGTGTCCTTTTTTGAAAGGAGGCGCAGATGCTGGGATTCGAACCCAGACCCTCTAACCGTACCACCGGGCCATCTGCATATTTAAGATGTCGATCATTGTGTTGACGCACTACGACACCTTCGCATGGGCTGCAACGAACCTGATTTATCAGATCCTATAGTACAAGATTGGAGTCATGAGCTCCTAGATGCACAAGTCCAACTGTTAGTCCAAGTCATCATCTTGCATGTACGGAGAGATTGAAGTTAGCAATCTCTCGTTGTATGTGAATTTGTTAGGACTCTTCACCTAATCATTCTAACATGAATGTATTATCCGCCGTGTAGGTAGCGACTCCTAGTAGGCAGAAAACTACACTATCATTATACGGGCTGTGACCATGTATGACCATGTATTCTTTTCTACACTGCTTCTTCTGTTATCAATACTGGACTGCGATGTAAGAAAAGGGCTTTGAACCTCTTTTCTATTGCGCTTTGGCTTCTGTGGAGTTCTTCGGCGCTTTCCTCCCACGTCAGTAGCTTAATGTACCTACATTCTAGAATATCGCGGTCATCGCCATCCTTTACAAGTGCTATATGCCTCTTGTTCCTTTCTCTTGCAAAGTCACAGTAATTATCAAGCTCATGGAGTTCAGCACGTAAGTCTTCAATTTCGATCACTGCGTCTGTAAAATCTGACCTTTCGCCACCTAATGGGTCATTTGTGATTTGAGGTGATCTGATCGATGTTAGTTTCTTTTCTTTATCTCGAATCCGTTTTTCTAGCCTATTTCGTTTTTCAACGAGTTGGCCATAGAACTCAAGTTCCTGTTTAGTTATTTTTTCCATCTAACCCTCCGCTTTGAATATTTTAGATAGTCGATTTCCTAGCCAGTTGGAGATTTTAACGAGCTTGAATGTTTCGACGACCTCATCAAGGAATAACGCCTGCAAGATTTCCAACTTTATACCAATAAGGTGTCGTTGCTCACTTTCATATTTGCACCAGGCCTCGAAATCTTCGAGCGTTGGAAAAAACACATTCTCACATCGTCTAAGTGAAGCTATCAATGCTAGTCGATCAAGTGCTTCATAATCCTCTAGAACTTCTTTAAGGTAATCGTTGCTTAATTCGCTAATGTTGATCATCATTAACCTCCTCGCTTCTCCCAACTATACACCCTGCGGTATATGTTCTCCTCTTCAATCGTTAAATCGTAATCTTCGGCTGACTTCTCGAATTCCGTATAATCGCCAGCCAAAATAGCAACCCTACCACTCGGCACTTTCGCCATGTGAGCTAGTAGGTATCCGATTCTAGTTGGCTTTTCTGACTCTGGTGGTAACTTCTCGTTGTACGTTGGCGGAGTACGCCTGACCCCTTCTTTCATTTCGATGCCTTTCGATTTGCACCATTCAAGGATTCGGACGCTAGATGTTTCATTTCGCTCCATGGCTCTAGTTAATGGTTCGTGGCCAACTTTCATGCTAGACATGAGGTCTTTTAGTAGTAAATTATGTATGTCTTTATATTCTTGTAATGTCATTCGCAAACCTCGCTAAATTCAAGTCTATACTCATGACCGTTTAACAGGACGACAGGATTTTCTTTCCATTCGTCAACCGACATGTCACCAAGCATGATTCCGTAATGTGTGCCACGTTCTTCGTCATGTAATAATTTAAGTTCAGGTATTTTGGTCATAATCCAACCTCCATCAACTCTGGATTATCATGAACGTTTCCAACAATTTCGAAATGCGTGTTTACAAAATTTCTAAACGTATTAAACTCTCGACGGAAACCCCACAGGAAACCAAAACATCCGTCTCGGTAAATTACCTCTTCATTTCCTTCGGCTATGTATGCTTCGATCGGGCCTACGTTGCTAAGTCGATGACTCCAAATTCCGACCTTTATGATATCCCCCTCGAAAATCAGCTCCCCGTTTTTGTCTTTTAGTCCGGTACATTGGCCGATGGTGGTAGGATCAACAACTACACCACCGCCTTGAATATTGATAATCATATCTTCATTTTGAGAACTTTTATAAATGAACCCTACTACAAATTTATCTCCATTCTTTATCTTTCCTCTATATAAATATCTATCCATCGCTACCACACTCCTTTGCGGGTATTTTTGATCCTCCATCTTTCGTCACGGTTTTCTTTACGTTTTTGCCTTTCGATTTCTTTTTCTAGTTCATCTTTTTTTAATTCTATCCGTTGTTCTAGTGCAAGTTCTTTTATTTGCCTTGCAACTTCTTTTGGGTCGATTATCTCACCATCCACCATTTTAATAATCAAACTCTACACCTCCTAATCATGCCTATGCAATTCGGTAAGCATTCTCTCCCAAACTTTTTCTATAGTGGCGTGATCTGCGCGGAAAACATCTCTTTCTATTTGACCCACTACACGCATATGACGCCAGTCCACGTTGCGATCGTTGCAAATGAACTCTATACAACCAGCTCCAATTTTTAACCGTCTTCTTACTACATCGGCACGTGTGGTGCCTTCGGGGGCTATCTCATATGCTCTTCTACATAGCTCATGAGCGTGTCTGGAGTCCATTGATACGACCATAACGTACTTTCCATTCGTAGCATCTTTGATCGCTTCTACTAGCATCCTTTGCGTCCTCCCAGACGCCCTAGACACGGCTAAGTTTCTCCGTTTAAATAATGCTTTGTCCATCGCAATCCCTCCTAGAATGGCAATTCCGGATCATCGGCCGCTTGATTGCTATAACCTTTTGTTCCGTAAGCATCTACGCCACCGCTTCCGCCAGGTGACCACGTGTCACCATTTTGTTCTGCGCCTACCGATTTCGGCTCTAAGAACTGTACGCTATCTGCTACCACGTCAGTGGTGTAGCGCATTTGACCATCTTGACCTTGGAAAGATCCCGTTTCAATACGACCTTCAACACCGATCAATGATCCCTTTTTTAAAAATTTCGCCATGTTTTCTGCTTGGGCACGCCAAGCTACGCAGTTAATAAAGTCTGCTTTTCGCTCGCCTGTTTGCTGATCCGTAAATTGTCTGTTTACAGCCACGGTAAAACGTAGATTTGCAATGTTGTTCGTCGTGTACTTCAATTCTGGGTCTTTGGTTAAACGACCCACTAATACTACTCGGTTAATCATCAGTTGTATCCTCCTTTTTCTTCTTTGCTATCACAATCGGTTTAACAGTTTCGATGATCGCCTCTTTGGTTGCTTCTTTAATTTCACCTTGGGTTTGTTGCCTTTCGGTAAACTTTTTGACCTCTTTCTTTGTTTCGGCCGCGAGTTTTTTAACGTCTAGTATCAATTTTGTGTTATCCACTAGTGACGTTCCTAGGCATTCAGCTAAACCAAGGTCACTAAATATTAACTCCAATTGCTTGAGTTCCATAATTCTTGTTTTTATATCTGCTTGCAAAGTAGTTGTGAAAATTTCTTTCGCTATCGCGTGACTCTCATCGCTTAGATCGAAAGGTCTTCCACGACTAATGTAGTTGTCTGCCTCGAAACAAACCCTCCCGTTTTCAATGTAAAGATAAGTGTGTGGTCGATCATATTTATCATTACATCTTTCGTCTATGATCCCCACCGCGAAGATAGGTTTTCTGTTTTTTACAATTATCACTTCTATATGTCTCATAATGTCAACTCTCCTCTAAATGATGCTTGAAATTTTTACCAAAAATCCGCAACCAATCTTCATTCGGGTAAACTTCCTCAAACTTCAACTGCGCCATTGCTCGCAACTTTCTGTCATTTTCTCTGTTGTGATGAATGCCATGTGGCGGTTCATTGTGACAATAGTGACACAATGGAGCAATCAAACCGTACTTTTCACTTTTCTTGCGATTAGATGCTGGCATAACGTGATGGCGCTCGATCCATTGATGAGAACCACACATCATACATGATTCAAAGTTATCTGCTAGGATTGTGTAGTTAATCATCGTGCCAACCAAGCTCTTCGTATTTTTTAGTAACAGCTCTATAAAGTTTCATACCTACCGATCTAGGAAAGTATGTGCCATCTTTATACTCATAATGGACAAACGATCTGTTATCATAATAGAAAGCTAACACATATCCACTTAGTCCGTGATAGAATAGTGCGCATGTGCTACCACCGAATTCTTTCTCCACAGTGCACTCTTCGTTGAACACATAATCCAAATCGCTTAACATCTCGTCTGCTGTTTCGGGTTCAGGCTTCGAAACCCTGATTTTCTTGCTACCGGAAATTTCATCAAAACACTGGTCCATTAATCCTTTCATCCTGATTCCTCCTAACTAGGCATATTAGCGCCATATTCTCTTTGTATTTGCCCCTCTAGCAACCTTAGCTGTAGCTTTGTGCTTTGTACATGTTCAAGGTTCGCTTGATGCTTCACCTCTGCCACATGAAATTTAAACATTTGCTCGGCTACTGTCTTCTGCCCTTTAATAATCAATTGGATTATGGTTACAGGGTGACCGGCCTCTTTTAGTCGTAGACTTTCCTGCGCTTTAGCAACGTAATAGTCACGTTCAGCCTCGGCTTTTTCCTGTCCGGTCTTACGTAGCGACTTAACACTAATCAGCAAGTCATTATTTAATCGTTGCAACTCTTGCCATAACTCCATCAACTCGCCTCGCTTCCAGCTAGTGAGTAGCTTGCAAAGTCTGTTGGTTCTCCATATCTGTTTTTACCCTTGACCATTACACGCTCTATCTCATAGCCTTGTTTCCGCAAATCACCGATTCGAGCAGCTAGACGCATACAACCAAAGACCGAATTGGCCTCTTTAGCGGTGATTGAACCAAATTCTTCCATATACCGTAGAACTTTCTCACACTGTGTCATCTAATCACCTCTTAACCTTAGTTCTAATTTGAATTCTGATATTTTTCCATCGTAATCTTCACAACCGCAAAAATATAACTCTTGCTTTCTTTTAAGAAAACTGATTGTATTTTTGATATGAGAGGTTGCCATGTTTTCAATTTCAAGCAATTCACCCTCTCTTGTCTCCCACTCCCCTTTCCTCGGAAGGCTCGGGCAACAAGCGTAATGTCCAAAATCGTCAGCAAATCCCATTCTATTCACCTCTACTTGATCCGCAAGGACTCACCTTGCACTAATCTTGCATATGGCAATTCAATGCCATTGTCCAAGTCCTCTTTTAAGCGCTTCTTATTCAACTTTGTTTCGATCACTGTATCGTAGTATTTTTCACCAACAACATTTTCTTCATCTACAACCACTTTAGGTGGATTCTTCTGAATTTTAAACTTGAATAGTGTTGTATCAATCTCTTTCTTTTCCATAGCATTCATTGATCGGAAAACATAATCTTTAAGTGATTCAATCCTCTTTTTAGACGCGTCACGCTTGGCTTTTAGTCGCTTTTCCTCATCTTCCAACGCTTTTTCATCAGCTTCTAAATTCTTGATGACATAACCGATGTTCAACATCTTTTCTTCAATACACACCTCGATAGAGTCAAGTGCGGTTTTTAAATCATCGTCTGATTCCGCACCCTCTAAAGAGTAAATGTTCAACCAATAGCTCGTTAAATCGTATAGACTAGCCATTTTCGTTTCCTCCTCGTTCTTGCTTCACACTCGCCACGAATAAGACCATGTCATCGTGTGCTTCTTGTTTTGACATTTGTCGCCACTTGTCGACCATCGCCTGATCAGCACCATACTCATCAATCGCCGTATGGATCATTCTATCGACCAAGGATTCTAGTCTTAAAGCATCCCTTTCCCTCTGTTGCTCCGCTTGCTGTTCTTCAACGTTCTTGCGATTATCCATGCTATCAGCGTCTTTTTCGTTGTCTATTGCAAATAACGCACTAGCGGAATACTTGCGAGCGTAAGAAGACGATGATCCGCTGATTTGACTAAAATCCATACCTTTTTTAGTTAGTTGATGTCCTGCATAGGCAGTGCTTGAAACAACTTCGCCAGTTGCGACATCTACCAACGTTGTGGTGGCTTCGATAAATATTTGGCCGGCTCGCTCTATGAGTTCGTCACTTTGGAAAACAACTGTTCCACACTCTTTAGCGATTGGTTTCACTTTATTGAGAATGTCTTCATTGCTTCGGTACATGAAGCCACCATGAGAGTTTTTTTGCCCCTTGTCCACTTTTAATCTCGATTGAATTTCTTGTAATTTTCCATGGATTGTTAGTTGTTCTGACATAAGGCTGCCACCTCCATTTTCTTGACTTCTAAAATAATATCTCCTGCCAGCATTTCAACCTCTGTTAGCCATGTGTTCACGCTGTGCGGGTAGTCTGTTGTTAGTGTATCTCTAACTTTTGCGATTTCATTGATCATCGACTTACTGAGTTCCACCAGTCTCGTCATATTAAATTATCCTCCTTGAATCTATAGTTACGACCTTGGTCTTTCTTGATCTGTTTAAAATACTTACTGCACTTTTCTTTAATCCTGCTTGCCACAGCCTCTAAGTCTTGCTCATGTGCCAACATATCTGATATGTGCAACTCGGACGTGATTAGCGTCTTCAACCCTTTGTTGTAGCGGTAATTGATCAAGTTAAATGCGTAATCTGCATCTGCTTTGGTAATTGATCCTTTAAACATGTCGTCGATGTAAAGCACCTCGGAATCTGCATATGAGTTGAAGTATTCCACACGATCGTCGTCGAATGCTTTACGCTTCATTGTGTCGATAAACATGCGCCACGGCATGTAAGCTACTTCTTTGCCGTTCTTTAGTTCCACATTAGCTATAGCAGCACACAGCATCGTCTTTCCTGAACCAGATTGCCCCATTAAGGCTATCCATTCGTTTTGTGAGTTGCTAACGTAATCGACAACTAAGTTCTTTAACTCTTTCTGCCAGTCTTGGGTAGCTTCGTAATTTGCTACCCTGTGATCAGCTAAGTTTCCTAATCCGCTGTTCTGGGCATTTACGATGCTCTCACGCACCCTTAGGCACTTACAGTGTTCGTAGTATCCTCGATCCGCTTTCGGTTCGTAGCGCATCGAGAACCCTCTGTTAAGACAAACCTCACAATCGTAAAGTGACTTGTCTAGGTCGCCAATCATTTGGTTGTCTCTGAAAACTTGATAATGTGCAAGGGTTGTTAATTCATTGGCTTCCATAAATTCTTTGACTGCTTCACTGCTCGGCATCAATTCGCTTCTTCCAACTACGTCACCAAGAATGTCACCCAAAGACCTAAAGCTAGATGACTGCGAATCCGTGTGCGTCTCGTTGGATTCCATTTTGATCGGTAACTGTTTTTCCAACTTGATCACCTACCTCGTACTCGTTTTCCCACATTCTGCCATTGAACCAAGTAGACCCGTGTGGAACATATTGCAATTTTGTTTTTTTGTACTTGATTTCGGCATTGAGGTTTACAACTCCCTGCTCCACTTCTTCATAAGTCGCTGTTTTCCTCTCTCGCTTGTAATGTCGTAATGCGTCTTTTTTGTTTTTCTTGTTTGGATATAACTTCCAAAGAAGATCAAACTCTTTTTCAAGCTCTGACTTTTTTTCATCATCGGATGCGCATATCTTTTTATTCTCTATATCTAGTTCTATCTCTTTCTCTATCTCTATCTCTACGTGACCCAGGTGTGACTTAGAGGTGACATTGTCACACTTTTGATCATCTTCAATGACTATTTTTTTAGTATTATCACGTTCTCTTTGACGCCTTTTCCTCTCGGCTGCTGACGTTTCTGATCCTAGCATTAATTGCGCTTTTTGGAGTTCGTATTCGCCTAACTCCACTTCGTGCAGCAGACCTTTTTCTTGAAGAAATTGCAACGTTAATAAGACATTCTCGAAGTCTTCATTTATTGCCACAGAAAGTTCTTCTGCTACATTAGAACCGTACCCCTCGAAGTACACTCGTCCGTTATTCTCTAAACTCAACAGCAAGAGTTTCAGGTAGATGATTGTAAATGTATCTCCGCCTGCGACCTTGCGTAATAACTTGATTTCAATTTGATCAAAAAAATTAACAGGCAATTTAAGCCAATAAAACTTTTTACTCACTATCGCCCATCTCCTTTAATCTTTTTGCTATCTCATAAACCACGCTAACTGTCACACTATTCCCAGCCTGTTTATAAAGTTGGCTGTTAGAATTGACTGCCTGTGCTTTATCAAAAAGCTCATCCGGGAACGCCTGTAACCTCCAGCACTCACGAGGTGTTAATTTTCTGATTTTATAATCGTAATTATGTATTGGAATGTGCCCACCACCCGAGCCCATAGCTTGAGTCAATGTCGGGCATATACCATCTTTATTGACGGCAGCATTTTTCTGCAAACCGCCTATAATCACATGGTTATTTTGATGCCAATCGTTGCTCGTAATAGTTGGCGATACCTCGTGTAATCCACCTTTGTTATGACCCCTTGGTCGTTGCAATATTGCCACTCCATGCCTGTCCTGCGTAGTCAGCGTGAACATAGGTTCGCCATCGGTCTTAAATCTGCGACCATTTTGACGCTTTTCTGTGCAATCTGGGGTTAAAACTGGCAATACAATTTTCGGTTGTTGATCTCCACTTTTATGTTGACTCGCAAGAATTGTCGGTACAACATCAGATATACTGTACTCAACTCTCCTCTGACCATCTTCTTTTTTTGTTCTCGGAACTAAAATCTTAGGTTCTTGTCTACCGCCTTGCATTGTTGTGAGAGTCGGGCACAATCCCGACGGATCGTAAACTCTATCTACTTGGCTTTTGCTATTAATTACTGGTTTAAGTTTTGCATCAGTCTCGCTGTCGTTCCCTCTGATAGGAAATACTTTTCCTCCACCTGATCCTCTAAGATGTCCGACAACGAACACTCGCTCCCTATTTTGTGGGACACCGAAATCTTTGCTGTTAAGCACTTGCCATTCTGCATCATACCCCAGTTCATCCAACGTAGAGAGGATCGCTCTAAATGTTTCTCCTTTGTCGTGCGATAGTAACCCTTTAACGTTTTCAAGCAGTAAAAAGCGTGGTTTGATTTGTTTGGCAGCTCTTGCAATTTCGAAAAACAAAGTTCCTCTAGTTTCATTAAATCCGAGTCGCTTTCCGGCCACACTAAATGCTTGACAGGGGAATCCTCCGCAAATAATGTCAACTGACTCTCGCAGATTTCGCCATTCTTCATCTGTAACTTTTGTGATGTCATGTGCTGTAAACTCTCCTTTCGTGTCATACATTGCTTCATAGCTTTTGCGTGCGAATTTATCCCATTCGACGTAGCCAACGCATTCGTGACCCGCTTTTTCCATCGCTAATCGGAATCCACCAATACCGGCGAATAAGTCTAAAAATCGCATGCAGCACCTCCTGTAATTTTATAGATTCCTGATGGAGTGTATTTTTCAACTCCATACCTCGTAAGGAGGTAATCAACACCGGCGATTAACTTTTCAGGATCGTCGTTCTTCTTTCGCTTTCTGCGATTGATATTATGGATTAGATTAGATTCGCTGATCTTGCTCATTTGACTTACTTCTGATAGCGTTTTGACTTCGCTCATGCACTTGATCATACTGCATTCCTTTGATAGCTAGATTGTTCATATGCCTTTTCCATTGCTGATTCCCTTTGTTGCTCTTCATAGCGATCTTTCAGCTTCCATCTGCTGAAACAAATATCAACCGCATAGTTCTCTACATCCACAACTTGCACGTACACCACGTATTCATTTTTTTCAATTTTTGATAGATCACCCATTGTTGTTTCTGGGTCGACTCCCCTTAGGTTGAGTTCGGTTGATGTATCAAGTTCCCAGTTTTCAATAAAGTCATTTACTCTGTTTTCAATACTCATTCTTCACGACCTCCATTTCTTTTAGTTGTCTGACAATATACCTTAATTGTGTTAATACATAAGCCTTGTCTTTCCATTTTCCAAAAGGCGGGATATCTCCGCCGTGAGCGCAATCAAATCCAATTACACGCCCCAAGTCATGGATAACTTCGTCGTATGTTATTCCACCATGACAAGCAATACTATTACTGTTTAAAATATTAAGTTTTGGATTGCGCCCAGTTGGAACGACTACATAGCCACAATAGTAAGTGCATATTGTGGGCATTTCCATTTCACTGATAAAGCAGTCATAACCATCAATGACGTGCTTTTTCATCTTGTCAAATCTGTTAGACATTTGCACACTTCCTAACCGTGTGCTATAATAAACGCACACATCCAAATTTATTTGGTCATAATCCGCCTAGGCCGTCGAAAGCAGGGCGGTCTTTTTATATTCTTCAACTTTTACTAACCCCTCTTGCCACTTTTCTTCACCAACATACTGTCGTAATAAGTCGTCTTCGATATGGTATTCGTAGTGGAGGTTTCCTTCTTTTTTAAACGCATAGCCCCAATCAACCTTTCCATGTTGGAGCGTTCCTCGCACAAACCTTTCTGGCCTGCCCCAAATTATCGAAGCTCGTTTAATCATGGACATTCCCAATTTGATCACCCCCTTTCGGGTAGTTGCGTAGTCGTTCAGCCATTTTTTCTGCTTGCGGATCGTAATATCTAAGTGCAGACACTCGCAAGCCGATTAATATACCAATCGTTAGCAAGATTATCACTGTGACGATTAATTCAAATACTTGCATATTACTCACCTACCTTTAACTTTCGCAAAGTAGCGGATTTTTTGTTTTGTAAGCTCTTAGTAGATCTTTGATTCTTCCGTGCCGACTCTGGCTTAGAAAGTTCGACGTTGATTTGATCTACTAGTAATTGGTTGATGATATTTTCTAATTCCATGGTGCGCCTCCTTTCCTTTTTTATGCAATGGTTTAGTGCGCTAAACACTCTGTGTAAAAAAAATTTCATCTACTGATTTGCCGAGAGCTTTTGCCAGCTTGATGAGTGTATCGGTTGTTGTTGTTGTCAACCTACCGGACTCTAATCCTGAAATGATAGTTCTTGATACTGATGAACTAGCAGCTAACTCTTCTTGTGATAAGCCAACATCTTCTCTTGCTTCTTTAATTTTAAAACCCATTAACATCACCTCTCTTTCCATGTTATAGATAGAGTTTAGCACACTAAACAATTAGTGTCAAGCATATTAAACATTTTTCTTGACTTTTTAAAACATTTGTCGTATAGTATACTAAACAAGACAGGAAAGAGGAAATAATATGACACTCGGAGATCTTATCAAACATTATAGAAAAGAACACAAACTATCAATGCAAAAGTTTGCAGATAATGCGAAAGTTTCTAAAGGATACATTTCGATGTTGGAAAATGAACGCAATCCTATTAGTGGAAAACCTATAGTTCCTACAATAGAAACTATTAAGAATATCGCATTAGCAATGGGTCTTTCTTCCGATGAGCTAGTTTCTACATTAGATAAAAACCAAGAAATTTCTTTTGTCGCTACCCAACCTGAAATCCTCACTATATATAATAAATTAAGCGAGTCACGCCAAAAAAATTCTCTTGCTTTTGTTCAAGAACAACTCGAAGAACAAAAACAAGAGGAAAAAGTTATTAGGCTTATTCCCGACCCTAAATGGAAAGCTGAATTTACAGAAAAGGATCAGAAAAAGTTAGATGAGACTATGAGGCGCATTAGAGGGAATCAAGACGTAAACACGTACGTAGCGCATGGTGGTTTAAGTTTTGATGAACTGGATGAGAAAACTCGAGAAGCTGTTCTCAAGTCCATAGAAGAAGTTGAAAAAGAGCATATGATGATTGCCAAAGAAAAGTATACACCACACAAGCACCGCACTAAAAAGGAGGATTAGATATGGTTAACATTGATAATATAAGAAAACTTGTTAACCAAGTCGTCTCCGAGGCACGTAGCAGGTGTCCACGTGTGATTTGCAAGCGCAAGGGTATCAGAATCAAGCAAAAATGGTTAGAGGATACAGAAGGCTATTATTACTGCTCTAAAGGAATTAAAACGATTGTAGTTAATTCTCGCATTTCGTATGATCGACAAACAATGGTAATTGCTCACGAACTTGGCCATGCAATTATGGGCCACGATATGAGTACAAACTTCATACGAACATATACCCGCTTCTCAACCGATCGATATGAAGTCGAAGCTAATTTCTTTGGTTTTGAACTTGTTTTCAACAACGGAGAAGAACGCACTTACGATGAATTAATCGACAAATATGGCTTAGAAAAGGAAGAAATCAGGCAAATGGGATTACTAGTCTGCGGGCAACGTACACTAGCATGGAGGTTCTGATCATGAATGTATTCGGCTATGAACTAAATGAAATGGACTTGTACCAAATAGAACAAAACATAGAAGCTAACGACGGAGAGTCGATACCGATTGATCCTGATGCCACTCTAGAAGCCAATAGGTTCTTTCTAAGGTTGGTGATCACATGCACGGTTATTTGTGATAAGTACGGCATAGGTAGAGATGATCCTAAATCAGGTGAGTTGTGGGAGAAGATGCTAGCCAATCCTGAGTGTGTCTTGCCTGTTGATATTAGCAAAGTGCATTAAAAAAAGCCCCTAAGGGCTAGGTATTATAAGCCTAGTATCTCTTTTTTCTTTAAATCAAATTCTGCTTGCGAAATGATGTTTAGATCCAATAGCTCCTTATACATCTTCATCTCTTCTAATGAATCAAGAGTACCATCTGGATTGAGACCTTTCACCTGCTGAGGTGTCGGTTGCTGCGCCGATTGGGTAAGTGGCTGTGGTTGGGACGATCTAAAGGTTGATTGGGTGAACAACTTATAAAATTTCTCGTTCAGAGTTATTAAGCTACTGCCACCCTTCACCCATTCCACTGCCAAGTGAAACTCGCCAGCGTTCTTAGCGCTCAACCCCGCAAGCAAACCAACCGGCCCTAATAGCGCCCCACCGACCAAGCCACGAGCGACTCCTGATTTTGCACTTTTCCAAGTTTCCTCAGTCACTAATTCGTAGGATTTGACTGTTTTGTCGTCAATATATATCATGTCACCTGGATAGACCACAAAGAAGATTTTTCCAGAATCTTTTGCTAAATTATGACCTTCATACTTTCCTGCTACTATTTTATTTTTAACCTTCGCCACACGCTCCACCTCATTACAATTTGATACCAAAAGTATACACCAACTAAGCACAAAAGGAAACAGAAAAAGATAAAAAAGACCTTTTAACTGCGTCAACAGCTAAAGGGTCGAAACAATTACACTCGTCAAAGTGCAACTGATATAATACTCTCGCAAAGTTATTATACCAGTCTATGCTACTTTTGTCGAGGAAAGGACTGGTTTTTATTATGCGCAGACCTCCAGGCACTGGAAGTATCACTAAAACAAATCGCCGAAATCCATTTCGGGCGCAATTCCTAATCGGACACGAATACACGGAAGAAAAATTTATATCTAAGTATTATGAAGTTGGCTACTACGCTACAAGAGCTTTAGCTCACAAAGCGCTTGATGCGTATATGCGTAATCCTGAATTGTTTAAGGCATTGCATGAGTTATATAAGCAACGCAAGATCACAGAAGATGATCTGTTGAATCTTAACGCTCCACCTGAACTTATACTTGAAAGCCATGAAAACGAACAAGAGGAATCCCCTCTCACGCTTCAACAAGCATACGAGTTGTGGGAAGATCAGGAGTATGCTAAGCCAGCCGAAAGACAATTGAGCGACAAAGCTCTAAAGGATAGGCAACGAGGGATAAAACGTTGTAAACACCTTTACAATTTACCAATCAAAGAGATCATAATTGAACAATACCAAGATATTGTTGACAATACTACACTTGGTCGTGGATCAATGGATAAGTTTAAAATGACACTAAAGACCGTCTATGACTATTTAGAAATGAAGAGATACATTACCAAGGACGAGAACATAATCAGCCATCTGAATTTAAAGTACGTTACTGGTGGATATAAGGTTGAACACAAGCCTTTTGCTGATGACCACTACGACATGATCATGGCGCATACAAAAGATGCACAAATCCAATGTGGCAAAAGACCTTTAAAGTACTTTAATCTGCAAGATTACCTGTCGAGTGTGAAGATACTACTTATGACCGGTCTGAGGATCAGCGAATTCATCTCACTAGAATCAACAGAAATTCACTTAAATAAAAGATACTTCACTATTTTAGAATCAAAGACTGATGCAGGCGAAAGGGATGTTCCTATCCCAAAAGAGGCACTACCTTTCTTCGAATTCTGGTTATCAAAAGGTACTAAGTATCTACTGACCACTGTTGATGGCAAACCTTTCACCTACGAGAAGTACCGAGAATATTGGAAACTAATAATGGCATATTTCGATGTTGATTACTTAATCCATGATACACGATACACCTTTGCACAGCGTCTAAGAGAAGAAGAAATTGACAAGAAATTTATACAAGCCATCATTGGCCACGAGAGCGACGATGTGACTGATTGTGTCTACGTTAAGAAAATAAACATTAACAAACTAATCGAGTTAGTAGACAGAGTGGACTTGAGTGCTTCGTGAGTGCTTCGGAGATGTAATTTTATGTTTTTATGTAGTTTTTAGAAAAGCAAAAACGTTGATAACACGTAGCATCAACGTTCCAAGCATCGCAAAAGTTATATACGCA